AGGTAGAGTTACTGTACGGTCAGCCGCAAGTTCACTTACACCAAATATGTATTGGTGATTAGCACTTGTATCATTAATCTGTGGAGTAGTGATAACAGGACTAGTCAAAGTCTTGTTGGTCAAAGTCTGAGCAGGAGTAGTAAGTACGAAGTCACCGTCCGCATCGGGAAGTGTAAGGATACGATCCTGAGTTGCGTTGGCGGCCTTTAACTTAACTTCGAAGTCGTCTATACTAGTACCTTCAAATATGATGCCGTCAGAGTCGAATTGAATCTTACCTGCCAAAACGTCACTGTCATCACCAAGGAACTTATATAGTTCTACGAAGTTTGCATTAATCTTCAACGCTGCGGTTCGGAGGGTATCCCCCTGACCATCGTTTGCGACTACGCCTCTATTTAATACTTGTCTTGTCATCTATTATCTACCTAAAGATTGTTACTTCTATTTATACGTTTTATAACAACTCATCGAGAGTTATTTCTTTATCTGTTCCTGAATCTCCGACCAACCCTACCGAAATGTTATCAATATCTTCTCTTGGCGCATTGACCCAAGTGAACTGTTCTTGGTCAATTGTTTCCATTGACGATAGACCGATACCTGAACTATCTGCATCGTGGTCAATATCGAACGTTGGTGAGTTAGGTTCTAAGTACTCAGTCATTGTCTGGTACAAGTTGTGTACCTCACCAAGCGAAAGATCACCAAGATCTTTAATATCGTTACCGCCTGGGTTCGGATAAGTACTCGGACTACCTAAGTTCATTCTAAACTTCATATCGCTATCCTGTCTATCTTCATCGTGAATGGTGAATAGTGCAGTATGTTGTGCGTAACCTTGCGGATGTCTCATTGTTGCGATACCTTCCACTTCTTGTGGTGGGATATCCAATGTGCCAGGCAATGGTTGATTCTCGATATCTAAATCAACAACACCTTCTAATTGTACTTGTGATCCCAAGTACATGCCAGCAGGGTGTGCGAACAACTTATAAATTTCTCTCCACTCATTGATCGACAATTCACTTTTTATCTGAATTGCATACTTCTGATATAACTTATCATCAGTGATATATCGTTGAGACGATGGGCCTATTTCAGACTCATTAAGTGTAAATACATTTCTTTTAGTATAAACAATATCTGGATCTATATTAAAGAAGGTACGGAAAAACTGTTGTATCGAATATTTAGTACCTTTAGAACGATACAATGTATTCGAGTATTTTGCCGCCTCTCTCTTATCTGGGAAACCTTCAAAGTAAGATTGACCCAATAGTAATTCGTCTTCTACAAACGATAACAATGTTAAGTCGGTCTGGGTGATATCCCTAATAGTAAACAACTCATTGATAAGAGATGTTGGGGATTCCTCTTGATCTTCGAAATCATAATAATTTTCCAAAAGTTTTGTTAACTTTGGATAGTTCTGGACAATATGATCTGGAAGAACATTTACGACATCGTAGTGCTGAAGATTTAGTTCTCTTCGTCCTAAGTCGTCATACGTCTTGTCTAGATGACCTTTTCGGTTACCGTTTATTTCCATCTTAGTTTGTCGCTGTAGTTATTACGCCAGAGGTTTGTGATCTTGATTCGTCATACACAAGGACATCATTACGCAATGGAGTTAGTACTGATTGGTTGGCGGGTATGGCAGATATTTTAATAGTTGTCTGTCCACCAGTAATACTATCTACTTGCAATCCCACTAAGTTGATTCTACCTTCTCCTGATTCGTATGAACCAACGTTATCAATAAGAACTCGGTTATCAGTCAAGTTGACTACCTGTAGTGTGTTGCTACTTAACTTGTTTCTGATCGTACAGTTCACACTGTTGAATACGAAGTTAGTAGATGAGATGATATAATCCTCATCATCAAAAGCATCGATCTCAACAGGGAACTTTAATCTGTAATCTAACCTTAATCCCAAGGTAGGTTTAATTCGTTGTTGCATCTTCACAGCTGTTCTAGATGATAGAACCGCAGGCGAGATGTCATCGATTTCGCTTAATAGGTTTGATCGTCTGAATGACTGGTCAAACTTACCTGTATTTTCGTTGAAGTAGTCTCGTATCGTGTCATTCACCTGAGACTTAATTGTGTTCAAGGTCAATGATGTTAGTCTTTCGTTGAACTGGAAACGTGTGTCTAATTCTACAAAGGTCTTAACTGGATCAGAGAACTTCAGATCAAAAGAGGCGATAGATAGTTGTTCCGCAAGATCAAGAATCGCTTTCTTAGTCGCATCAACAGTTGCTTGTGGAATTGTATCTGAGAATAGTACTGACATATACACCGCACCATAATCTTTAATAATGTTGTCTTCACCACCCCATGACTTGATGTCCTTGATTAGAGATGAGAAGTTACGTAGTACGAGCGAAGAATAGTCCGCATGAGTTACCATTCTATTCTGAGACGCATATTGGAAAGGTGCGTTCTTACGAATAGACTCGGTAGTCTCTTTCTGCGCCCCACCAGCACTCTTAGATTCAGTTGTTATTGTAGGAACACGGTCAGTGGTTGCATTGATTGCGATTGCATTTACTGGTTCAAACGTTTCTGAGAAGTTTGCATTTTCCCCTGCTACAGATAAGTACTCAACAACAATCTTATTTCCAGGCTCTGGGGTCTGACCAAGAGTAGTACCGTTACCGAATGTTAGTTCGAAGAAACCATTCGGCATTTCCTTCATGATATAGATGGTGGAGTTGTTGTTAATTACTGTTGCACCTAAAATGTTTTGATACGCAGTGAAGTCTAATGATGTAGAACTAGGGTGTACTTTAACTACCGCAGTAGAAAGATCTAGACTCGCATCTGGTATGATATATGTAATGTTCTCTGTGTTATTACCTGAGATAAATGTCTTAGTCTTTGATACACCTTCCTTAATAGGAATGATGTTAGATCCATTGTTTTGTTTGAACTCGTAGAAACCAAACCCATCATCTGTGGCAGATATAGTTTCTACTGTCTGGAAAGTATAGTCTACATTATCAACCGCAGTAGTAAACTGATATCCAGAGGCAAGAGAGATACGTGGACTACGGTCTTGTATTCCAGAAAGATTCATTGACATTTTAATCTGTGCGGTCGATGCATTCATACTGTCTGGGATATAACCGATACCCTCAGAAAGAGATACCAAAGAACTACGAAGTTGGGCAGTCCCAAGGAACGCCTCGTTCAAAGCAAAGTTGGCAGTTAATGCATTGATGTGCGTATTATACGCAAGAACATCTAGTATGTTCGAAAGACCAGACGCCTCAAAGTTATAATCTTTGAACTCTTCGGTCTGTTCGAGATACGTCTTTAGATTATTCTTAATTGCCTGAAAATCTAACGCTGTTGATTTAATCGTTGTTGCCATTTATCTTAACCTACTTAGTACGGTAGTGAATTCTACTAGTTCTCCAGTGTTTACTATTTTGAAAACAATAGTAACTTCTGCTGAGTTCTGATCTGGTTCCATGTTGACAATAACCTTTAACGAAGGAAGATCGACACGTGGTTCATATACTTCAATAACATTTGTAACTTCTCTGACTATCGCTTTTTCTGTGGTCAGATCTGCAATCTCAAATAAGAAACTATAGAGGTTTCCGCCAAAGTATGGATTAAATGGTTTCTCCCCTTGATTAGTCAATAGAAGATTCTTGACCGCAAACTTAACTGACTCTGCATTTAGTTTCTTATATACATCCGAAGTCGTAGGTTTGATCGCAAGAGATATATCCAAGTCAGAGTACTCTTTGTTGCGTGTAGCCGTTACGGTCGATGATGCCCGTAAGTTCGTGTCCTCTATTGATAATGATCTTGTGATTGCCATAATGGTCTCTTAAATTGTCTTACTTCTATTTATACGAGTTAATCTAACTTAACTTCGATTAATTCCTTACCAGAGATGAGTTTTCCATTATAAACAGTTGCGACATTAAATCCAAAGTTCAAGTCAAAAGACTCGGTCACTTCAGGCATCTCGATCACAATCTGAGAGGTCAATGATCCGTCTGGGTTGTAGATGTCATAGTCCAATGTGAGTTTGTGATAGAAACAATAATCTTTCCAATACTCTGCAACATCAAATGTAGCACTGTGGTCTATCTTGCCTTCTCTATCAATAACCTGATATACTACAAGACGACCGTCTTCCTTCTTCAGATTTTCGCCCCCAACTGTTTCTAGAGGGCCACCTTTGTAAACACCTTCACTCACAATAAGACGTACATTGTTAAACAAGTCTGTGTTACCATTGATTGTTCGGTACATCTCTGCATGTAGATAAAGATTACGTGCAATCTGTTTACGATCATCTGGTTTATAAATGTGAGAGAACGGTGTCTTGTCTCCATACGCACCAAGGTATTTCGCAATGGTTACGCCTGGCGCAAGTTTAGTTCTTGATGAGATTGACCCCCCATCAAGAAAGTTTGGATTGTAAATGGGATCTGGTAATATAATCATCCTTTAAACCTCTTACCTCTATTCGAAATCGAGTTACCAATAGGTACAAATCCGAATCGTGAGGATTGTCCAGCACCTGAAGTTCTTCCAATCTTTGGTGGACTTCCATTGTTATAATCAGTATTCAATCTACCTTCCGCAACCATTTTGTTTGCAATCAAAGAACGATTAGCAGTATCACGAATAGTAGATCTGATCTCTTGTGTTGTAGGGTGTTTCTCAAATAATCCTTCGTAGTCGTCACGAAGAAGTATCTTGTTCTTCAATGCATCACCAGCATCAACAGTAATGGTACGTACCGCAAAGTCACCCATTGTCATCATCGCACCAATTGCATCTGCAAGTGGGACTGGTTTCTTAGGTGTCGGAGTCTCTTGTGCTTCCACTGCCTTCTTAACAGATGGATTCGGGCCTGATCCACCTGCCCCTATTGAACCAGCGGTTCCCGCTTTGGTCGCTTGGTGTGCGGTCTTTGCCTTGTCACATACGTTTGCGTTATAAGATCTAATCGCCTCTGTTGCCTGTCCGTGGAATGACCCATAGAACGCAGCACCAGAGTAGAACGGAACTGCACCTTTCGGCCCCATGTATACAGGTGCAGTCATCTCGACCTGTTCACCCCCGATCACACCTTTCATACCCATGACAGATAATTCAGATGCAGTTATAGATGTAACAGGTGAACTTGCAATCCATTCTGTACCAGCGGTAGTAGTTAGACGATTGTCTGTCATCAAGTGAATCTCACCTTCGACATGATTCTTATAATAACCCTTCGTCCAATTAGAGTTATTACCCAACACAATCTCCGCACGATTCTCTACCGTCTTGTATGAGGCAGATTGTTTTGTGGTGTATTCTGTGTTGCCACATACTTCGGTTCTCTTATTCAACAATACTGTTTGCTTATTGTGTCCATGTATGTTAAGATTGTGATTTCCCGCTACATCAACATTCCAGTCACCTGTAACCGTCTGGTTCAGATTACCTTTATAGACCATCTCTGCATCGCCTTCTACGATGACCGTATTGTCTCCTCCAGTCACCTCGACCTTATTGTTCGGGGACGATATGATGATAGAACCATCAGCACGCATTTCAATACCACCACCTTTACGGTGTTTGATAAGAATACGTTCACCGCCTGGCGTATCATCATGTTCGATCACATGTCCAGATGCAGTCTCCTGAACCTGATTAAACGGATACTGAGATGGTTGTTGATCTTCTAGGTTGAGTGATACATTAAAGTCACCCCCACCAAGATACAATTCATTTACCGCAAAACCACGAGCAGCTTGGTTGATAGAGGAAGAATAATGATAGGTTGTTTTGGGAAACTCACCAGTAGGATCTTGGAAACCATCAAGTGGCACACCAAGCGTTTGATCCTTTGCGGTGTTTTCGCCTAACTTATCTTTTGATTTATCTATTGTCATTTAGGTCTCTTCGTAATTAATTCTGCGGATGATAATGCCGTGTCTGTCTCCAAGTCATCGTATACAGATACTTTTCGGAATACAGTTTCAACATAATCACTCACACTAAAGTATGGATCAGTAACAAGTGGTTGTATCTCATTATGACCAAACACTTGTCCACCATAATACCTACGGAAGAATGCTTCACATATTGATTCTAATGTTGTCATTTGTTCACGAGTAAAAGACTGTGATGAACGATACTGATCTGGGTTCTCACAACCTGTTGAACAGTTCAATCCGCCAACAAGACAAATATCAATCGAGTTCTTACCATGACCATTAGTCGTTGTATTCTCTGTAGGTGTGTCGTATGGTCTTCCTCTTTGTAACCGACCATCTCTACGTATTACCAGATGATAACCTATACCGTCCATACCACTTTGATTATGTTCTACATGAAGTTCTTCTGAACCAATGTTTTGGTTAGTGTATGTATCGCTCGCATGAACAATCATTTCTGTGATCGGACGATTGATCATTCTAAACTCGGTTCCGAGTTCTTCTTTAGAATCGATATATGTAAATGTGTCAAAGGCGGTCTGTTGACCATTGAACTTTATAAGAGTTTCTGACACATCATAATCTTCTTTCACAAACGAGTCTGAGGTTGTTATCAATGTACCTGATATGGTCGTGTCTAGTTTACTTAACTCTTCCTCTGTTGCGAAAACACGTTCTTGAACTGCGGTAATTTCTTCTTGAGACAGACCAGCAGAACTCGCCTTAACGTTTAGTTCTGAAACGAAAGCATCATTACTTTGACCCTCTGGTATAGAACCAATTATAGATTTCATCTTGGGTGTTAATGTAGTATCGTTTCTTATAGTTTCTTGAGTCGCATTGTCTAGACCTTGTTTTGAACCATCTAAACTGTTACCAATAATCTTAGAAAGAATCTTGCTAGGTAGTTTTGCGTTACTGGTAAAACTCCGAATAACCTGAGATGCATCATTGGTTATGTTTTCTGTCATGTCCTGTAATAAACCAAGACCTGTTTTTATCGGGTTACGATTGAAGAATCCATCTTGTTCTTTCTGGGAACTTTGAAGTTTAGCTAATGAGGGATTTTTGCCTGTCGTAACTTGTTTGGCAACATCGAGGGGATTCGTTGACACTTCATTAATATTCTTGTTTACTACATTGTTCACTGGACTTACATTGTTCTTAACATTTGTCAACGGTTTTGCATTCGGATTTACACTCGGAATAGATGACACATCTTTAATTATGTCCTCAACCATAGTCTCATCTTTCTTCAATACGGGTGTGATTGCACCTAGTCCACCTGATGCGCCACCACCTGTACCCGATGCGGCCTTTGTTTCTGATGCAACTGCCTGTATCTTTCCTTTCAATCTACCTTGTTTACCTTCAACGTCCGATGCGGTTGCACTAATTGCGTCTAAAGAAGATGCACCCAATGTTTCTGATTCTAGTTTTGCGGTAGGTGCGCCTAGTCCTGTCAATTGAGAAACGACAGATGACACTGGTTGACTCTCTGTCGCACCCGCTGAGATTGACGGTGCATCAACAGGAAGTTGTCCATCTGAATCTGCCTCTGAAGGATCAGCAGAATGTTCGGTCACTGTAATGGTAGGTACAGACAAATCCAACGGAACAGATGTTGGGTCGGGAACACCACCGAGACCATTTACCTGATCTCCAAAGGAACACATTGCATCACCCATAGCGGTCTCGCCTGGGTTGTCGATCTTGGTTTCCATACTTTCGATACCAGCAAAGACACCACCAGTGTTTCCGCCGAACACAGTCGCATTTTTGACAAACTGTGTTTCACCAAGTTCTTTACCATTATCAATCACGGACTGACCGAATGGTTGTCCTTTTTGATTTTGCGTTAACGCAGAATTAAGTTGATTTTTCTTTAACGGCATTATACACCCAATACGTCTTGAAGTCCAACAACCAATCGATTAATACTTTCCAAGTCACCTTTCTTTTTGACACCTAGATAGTACTTTGCGAATATTGTTTGACAATTATGTTTTGCGGTCTTCTCAATAGTATCGACCCTACGCAATCTAATGTTAGCAGCTGCTTGCGTACTATTTAGTTCGAACTTTATGTAAACTAATTGAGAACTAAACTTTCTCCAATCGTTAGAGAAGTTCTTTAGTTTTGTTTTACGTTCGTTTATCCAACCAGCGATACCTAATGGGTTAAAGTCTTCGGTCGATTCGACTGCGGTGTTATTCAAATTAGATTTGAAGAGTAAACCCGCCACAATACCTAATGATTGATTTACTGTGTATCCGTTACTTAGAAAGTATTTGACTGCCTCAATCTTACGTTGATGAATAGTGTTGTTATACACAAACTCAAACTT